AATTCTTTGATCAAGCTATTAGTGGAAACTGGAGTTACAATCCTACGCATTTTGAAGGAAATGAAGTGCCAATGAGTGTAATGTTACGAGATTTGCTAACTACATATAAGATGGGATGGAAAACTTCATACTATCAAAACACATACGATTACAAGTCAGATGATGATATTGTATTTGTGAAAGAAGAAAAACAACCTCTTGAAAGAGAAGAGTTTACAGGAACTGATCAAGAGTACGAGGAATATTGTGATGCATGTGCAATTTAAGGTTGACAAGCTGAACTGATACTATTATAATAAAGACAGGAAAAGAGGAATACACAAATGGCAAAAACAGTTTTCAACAGAGAAAAGATTGATTTCACCAAACAAAATATGTTCTTTGGTGCAGATCAAAACACACAGCGTTATGATGTGTTTAAGTTTCCAGTATTTGATAAATTAAATCAAACTATGCTGGGGTACTTTTGGCGTCCAGAAGAAGTTAGTCTGCAGAAAGATAGAGCAGACTTTGTTAACTTCCGTTCAGAACAAAAACATATTTTTACAAGTAATCTAAAATATCAAACTCTGTTAGACAGCGTACAAGGACGTGGTCCTTGTCTAGCATTTTTGCCGTATGTTTCACTTCCTGAATTAGAGGGATGTATTGTTACTTGGGACTTCTTTGAAACAATTCATTCACGTAGCTACACACATATTATGAAGAACGTGTATGCGGATCCTAGCGAAGTGTTTGATACTATTCTTGATGATGATAAAATTATCGAACGTGCTGTTAGTGTAACAAAAAATTATGATGCATTTACAGAAGCAGCTGATCTATACTTTCATCAAGGAAAAGGTAGCCTACGCGATGTAAAAAAGAAAATGTTTTTGGCTATGATGAATGTGAACATCCTTGAAGGGTTACGTTTTTATGTTTCCTTTGCTTGTACATTTGCCTTTGGCGAACTAAAACTTATGGAAGGCTCAGCAAAAATTATTTCACTTATTGCTAGAGATGAAAGTCAACACCTTGCACTGTCAACTCATGTACTAAAACATTGGTTGCAAGGCAAAGACGACCCAGAAATGGCAACTATTGCAAAAGAATGTGAAGAAGAAGTTTATGAGATGTGGCGCACCTGTGTCAATGAAGAAAAGGCATGGGCAAACTATTTGTTTAAAGATGGTTCTATTATAGGATTGAATGAAACATTGTTACATCAATATGTAGAATATATTGCCAACAGACGCCTTAAAGCTCTTGGATATAAAACAATATTTGATGCACCAGTAAACACTAATCCATTACCGTGGACACAACATTGGCTAAGTTCATCAGGACTACAGGTTGCTCCACAAGAAACAGAAGTCGAAAGCTATATCATTGGCGGCATCAAACAAGATGTTAGTTCAGACTCTCTAAAGGACTTTAAATTATGAGCATAGAAATATGGGGCAAGACTGCTTGTCCTTCTTGCATGAAGGCAAAAGCCTTGTGTGAGTCAAGACAATTTAAATTTGAATATAAGGAACTTGGAAAAGACTTTGACAGAGATTCTGTTATGAATGAGTTTCCAGGTGCAAGAACGTTTCCACAAATCAAAGTATACGGAAAACCCGTTGGTGGATACGAACAGTTTGTATCATACATCGAAGATACAAATTATAACGGAACAGGACATGGATAATATATGTTAATTGAAGCACCATACAAAGTAGGTGATACAGTAAGTATCAAATTAAGTTCTGGAGAAGAAGTTGTTGCTAGACTAGAAGCAGAAAGTGGCGACAAAATCACAGTAGTAAAACCATTAATGCTTGTTGTTCAACAACAAGGCATGGGACTTGCACCTTACATGTTCACTGTAAAACACGATAATAAGTTTACTCTAAACATGCAAAATATTATTTGTGTAGCCAAAACTGAAAAAGATATGGCAAGCCAATATATTGAAAAGACAACAGGACTCACTGTTAATTAGCATAAATATCAAGTAGGAGACTATTTGATATGCCATTTTATAGGGGTGCTCCCTTTGATAAAGACAACTTATTTTTTGTACCAGCAATTGACGGTGGACTAATCAACCCATCTTCAAACTATGTTTCATTCCAAAATATAGAAGGCGGTGCAGCAAATCAAACTCCACAAGCATACTTAGACGGCGGCTCCATACCAAAAGCCGGCACAGCATCTTACGATCCTAATGCCGAATATGGTCCAAACAGTCCATTGATAGAGTTTGATAATGAGTGAAAACGGAAGTATACTATTTAGAAGAGGCCCGACAGCAGATCGCAAAGCATTTACACCTCTCAAAGGAGAGGCTATCTATGATACTGATCAACAGGTATTTTACGTAGGTGATGGACAAACTCAGGGTGGTAATCCTGCTTTTAATGATAAAATTAATGTAGACGATAACGGCAATGTTACATCTATATTGCTTGCAGATCCTAATAACACAAGGCCTGCACCTACAGCAGGTTTAATTAGATACAACAATGAAACCAACACACTAGAATATTCAGATGGCAGTGACTTTTTCTTATTAGGTTCGTCACCATTTAACAGTATCACAAATGTTCTTTATGTATCGCCCAATGGTAAAGATGATGACACATTCAAAGATAAAAAAGGTCGTACTCCTGGAACTGCATTTAAAACTGTAAACAGAGCATGTCGCGAAGCTGAAGCAATTATTAAGAATGGTGCAAAAGGATTAGGACCCTATCAAAAATTTATAACATACGATCCAGGTTCAGGTCAACAAAAAAGTATTATTGACAGCATTGTAGACAATGCACCATATAAAAATTTAAACATAACCAACGGTGGTACAAGCCTTGATGCTACAGCAGAATTACGTAGTGGTTTTAGAGTTATAGGGCAAACTTCAGGTGCTATAGGTATAATAGAAGAATACAATGTACCCGGTGGGCTAACTGATCAATTGGTAATTGATGTTGAAAGTGGTGAATTCCAAACAAATGAACAATTAAAATTTGGTAGTGCAATACCAAGTACACCATATGTAAGTGGTGTTCAAAGTATTCCTGAAATTACAATCTTTATTGAAACAGGTATTTACTATGAACATTTTCCAATCAGAGTCCCTGTAAACACATCTATCAAAGGTGATGAATTTAGGCGTTGTATTATAAGACCACAACCGGGAATGAGTAATAGTCCATATGCTGATATAGGATTCAAAAGAGATAAAGATAATCTTGATGGATACGTAGGTTCAGAAGCAAGACCTTTTGGAAGACACTATACAACAGATTATACTTCGAGAATATATCCATTTATAGCTAATGAAGGAGGATATATAGCAGAAGTTCAGCTTATCCGCGACAACAAAAAGAGTTTGATAGATCAGACCATTGCTTATATAAGTTCTACATATCCAAGTTTGAATTACAGTGAAACAAAATGTAGACGTGATGCAGGATTAATCATTGACGGCTTAGTCTTTGATTTAGAGTATGGTGAATACAACGGAACACTTAATGCAGGTTTGGCCTACTATGGTCAAGCCGCTTATCTTCCAACTGATCAAGTAACTCCTACAGCAGACAGCATTGATCAACTGGCAACTTATATCAACAACATACTAACTACACCAGCAGTAGAAACTATAGTAACAAATTATGTTGGCGGCGTAGCAGAAATTATTAGAGGCAACAATTTTAATCAACCAAAGAACAACGAAGAACTTGATGTGTTCTTAATGAATGATGCTACTATTATCAGAAACATTACTGTGCAACAGCATGGAGGGTTTATGGAAGTTCTTGATCCTGTTGGACAGATTAAAACACGTTCACCGTACACACAAACAGCATCAAGTTTCAGTAGATCAAAAGCACCTGATGTAAGTTTTGCAGGCGGTATGTATGTAGACGGATTCTGTGGCAACCTTGATGCAAGATTAGTGCAGGCAAACTCAACTACAGAAATTGTAATTGACAGTGTAGATAGAGAACCTCAAGCACCTACAAGTTTTTATGTTGCCGGGACAAGATTTCAAATTAACAAAGTTGACACTGTAGGAGTTAGTGCAGGACAGTACCGAGTGCTGTTGGATACTTCGACACCATGGGATGTTACGTACTATCAAATTGTAAACAGTGGAGATCCTTTACCTACCCTACCACTTAACATTGAGATTCTTACAGCTGGTAACATATCAATGTTGAGCAATGACTTTACGCAAATTAATGATTTAGGTTATGGCCTTTATGTAACCAACGGTGCAAGGTCAGAAGCAGTAAGTGTGTTCACTTATTACTGTCACGTTGCATACCTATCAGAAAACGGTGCCGACATCCGAAGTTTAAATGGAAGTTGTGGATATGGAGATTTTGCTCTTGTTGCTAGGGGAAGTGATCCGTTAGAAACTTCTGACGAAGTAAACCTTGTAGAAGACATGAGTCAAATTGCCACAGTCAATACATCAGGTACCTTTGCCACTAATAATCAAGAAGGAGACCTACAGGTCTTTGTTGACGGGTACTCCTACGAACCGTTCAATGTTAGCGAAATTGAAATTGATCACAATGGAGCCGCTAATGCCGCTGGTGATACATTTTC